TACAATGGATAAAGCCAATAAGAAAAACGGGTTTATAGAATCATATACAATTAATTTCGTTGGTAACTTAGTTCAATTAAAAGACAAATTTAAAGAAGACAAATTAAATAGTTTAAGAGATGCTAACGATGTAAGTTATTATGATGAATTAAATTTTGAATACAATCAATCAAACGTAGTTACAGGTTCTTATGCTAACGTAAAATTTCCATTAGTTGGTAGTGATAGACGTTTTGAGTTTATGACAGGAACGGCAGAAGATATAACCACAGTTCCAGGCCAAATAGATTATAGAACTTTGTTTCCTGCAATTCGAGTTTCGAAAATACTACAATATATTCAATCGGCTTATGGCCTTATTTTTTCAGGTGAATTTTTAAATAGTCAAACTTTTACTGAATTATTTTTATACTGCAAAAATGCTGAAGAAATGCAGGTTAGAACTGAACTATTACAAGTTAATTTTACAAGTTTAACAGGTAATCCAACTACATCATCAGGAGAATATAATTTAACTACAAACACATTAAATGTTATACGTAGACAAATTTATATGGAGCGGTTTGGCTCTTTTATAACTGATTATCCTGATATAAGTAGATTTTCTATTCAAATAAATACAGTATCAACAAATTATAATATTCACGTTTATAATAACGGTATTCCTTTTACAAGTTTCTTAAATCAAAGCGGAAATACAACTTTTCAATTTTTATCTTTAGGAGAGTTTTTTACTGATGTTTATAATTTTACATTTTTTGTAAATTCAGACGATGCTGCTGTAACATTTGAAAGTAGAATCATAAGCAGTTATTTTAAATTTGTAAGTACAGGGCCGAGTTCAGCAAGCGATATTTATTCCGCAAGGCACGACGCAATAGGAACGTGGCAAACAAGTACAGGGTTTATAAATATTAGAAATTACGTACCCGATTTAAAAGTAACTGATTTTTTAACAGGATTAGTTAAGATGTTTAATATGGTGATTGCGCCAACTGCCGAAAATACATTTGATTTTATACCACTTGAATTATGGTATCAAAATGGGGATGAAATAGATATTACAAAATTTATTCAGGCAAATGAATTAGAAATAGGCAAACCTAAACTATTTAAACGGATTGATTTTAAACACGAAACTTCAGAAAATGTTTTAAATAATTTTTATAGAAGCGCAAACAATAACCAAGAATATGGCGATGTGTTTTTTGAAAATCCTAATTCAGCGTTTACAGAAAATTACGAAGTTAAAACACCCTTTGAAGATGTAATGTGGGAACGTACTACAGGCGAAAACTTTTTAACCACAACTATGTGGAATAAAGATTTGCAACCATATACACCAAAGCCTGTTTTAATGTATTACAATGGACTGCAAGGATTAGGCCCTTATGCTGATAATATAATTTTTAGCGATGGATTAACCACAATTACACGTTCATTTTATAATAGATTTTCAAATGAAATACAATTAGGTGGTTCTGATTTGTCTTACTTACAAACTTTAAATTGGGGTGTAGAAAATTCAGTATGGAATTTAACATTTGCACCTAACGGATTATATCAGCGTTTTTATAGTCAGTACATTTTAAATTTATACAACCAACGCACAAGGGTAATAAAAGCAAAAGGAAATTTTAATCCTTATTTATTAGCTTCAATTAATTTAAACGATAGGGTAATAGTTTCTAATAAACGATATATTATAAACACACTTACAACTGATTTAACAACAGGTGAAGTAGAATTAGAATTGCTAAACGATTTCAGAGATATATTGCAAGACACAACCTACTTTAGATATTCAAACATACCATTTTTAATAGTAGATAATACTGCACAGGTAGTTCAATTTATAATATACAAAAACAACTACGATACATTTGATGTAAAGCTATCTACTGACTTTTTAAGCTATCCATTAACAACTGATAACGATACTGATATATTGTTAGAAGTAACTATTCCTGTTAACGCTACGGCAGCAGATAGAAACGATATAGTGATATTAGAATACTTTGAAAACGGAGTTGGAACTATAATACAAATACCTGTACTACAATATGCTTAAACAAATATTAGAACTTCTGCAATGCACAGAGCATTACGGACAAAGCGAATTAATAGAAATTGCTAAAGGTAAATACGAACTACCTTCAACATTTAAAAAAGGATATACACAAATTAAAAGGGAAATGAAATGGCTGAAAAGTACGAAATAGATTTAGAGTTAAAAAGCAATTTTGATAAGGTTGTTAAAGATGTAAACGACCTTAAAAAAGGTATGCAAAATGTCCAAAAGGAAACTGAAGATATTGGCAAATCAGCAAAGAACGCAGAAAAGGGTGTTAAATCTATTGGTGAAGGATTTAAAGCGATAGGTTTATCTATTAAAGCAATGGGTATAGGTTTGCTTCTTGAAGCTTTTGCTATACTTAAAGATGTGTTTTCACAAAATCAAGTAGTAGCTGATAAATTTGCAACTGCTTTAGGTGCTTTATCTAAAGTATTTAATGATTTAGTTAATTTTTTAATTAAAAATATTCCTGTTGTTGTAGATTTCTTTAAAGATATATTTGAGAATCCACAAAAACACATTGAAAAATTAGGAACTTTAATTCAAGAAAATTTAATTGAACGCTTTAATTCGTTATTAAAAACCGCAGGTTATTTAGGCGAAGCATTAGGAAACTTGTTTGAAGGTAAATTTGCAGCCGCAGTTGAATCAGTTAAAAAAGCAGGTAAAGAATCAATAGATGTTTTTACAGGTGTAAACAATTCGGTTGATAGAGCAGGAGAAGCTATCGATAAAATTGGTGGTGCAATTAGTAAATATGGTAAAGAAACTTGGAACGCGGCAGCAGCAAATGTAGCATTACAAAATGCAGCTTTAATTGCAGCAGCACAGCAAGCTAAATTAGTTGAACAATATGATAGACAAGCAGAGGCACAAAGACAAATACGTGACAATGATTTATTAAGTATTGAAGATAGAATAACTGCAAATAATAAATTAAAAGATGTTTTAGACAAACAAGAAAAAGCAATGATTTCTGCGGCTGATTTACAATTGCAAGCAGCACAAAACACTTATGCTAATAACAAATCAATAGAAAACCAAGTAGCTTTAATTAACGCGCAAGCAAACATAGAGGGTGTACTTGCACAGGTTAAAGGCTTAAAAAGTGAACAACTTTCAAATGAAATTTCTTTAACCAAAGAATTAGTTGCTTTAAAACAAACTGATGTTGATGCTACTGCTGCATTAGCTTTAGAAAATAAAAAGTTTAACGCTTCTTTAAATGATGATAATATAGCAAGATTAAATGCAGAAAGAGAAATACTACTTGCTGAACAAGAAACAGAAAGACAAAGATTACAATTAAAAATCGATGGTGCGGCAGAAGGTACACAAGCAAGGGTAGATGCTGAAATAGAATACAAAACAAGAATGCAAGAAATCGGAAACGAAATTAAGCAAAATGAAAAAGATAATGCTGATGCAAGTAAAGAAATAGAAAAAGAAAAAGCTGCAGCACGTGATGCTTATTTAACTGCGGGAAGTAATGCTTTAAAAAATGCTGCTGCTTTGGCAGGCGAAGCTACAGATGCAGGTAAAGGATTAGCTATTGCGGCTACTACAATAGATACGTATCAATCAGCAGTTAGTTCTTATAAATCGTTATCAGGTATTCCTGTAGTCGGGCCTGCATTAGGTGCTGCTGCTGCGGGTGTAGCTATTGCAACGGGTTTAATGACTGTAAAAAATATATTAGCAGTTAAAGTTCCCGGTGGTAGTAGTAGTGGTGGTGGTGCTCCCGCTACAGGTGCTGCTCCTAATTTTAACGTAGTAGGTGCTACAGGTGTTAATCAATTAGCAGGTGCAATTAGCAATAGAGAACAACAACCTGTCCAAGCGTATGTAGTAGCAAATAACGTAACTACTGCGCAAGGTTTAGATAGAAATATAATTCGTTCAGCTACATTAGGATAAATAAAAACTATTAAAAAACATATTACTATAAATAAAAACTTGCGCTGTTAAGTATTGATTTTAAAGGGATTTTTAATTTAATAAACAAACTAAAAAAAAACAACAGGTAATATATAAAATAAAGAAAGTGCTTTAAAACGCAAAAAAAGCTATTTAAAACAAAATCAATAAAATTTAATTTTAAAATAAAAACAAAATGCGAATAGTAGAATTAATATTAGATGATGATAAAGCTACAGGTGTAGAAGCAATTTCAATTGTAGAAAATCCTGCAATAGAAGAAAACTTTGTAGCACTAAATAAAGAAATAGAAATTAAACTTGCTGAAGTAGATTCTGATAAAAGAATTTTAATGGGTGCTGCATTAATACCTAATAAAAATATTTACAGAAGAAGCGGTGATGATGAATACTATATTTTCTTTTCAAAAGATACAGTAAAAAAAGCAAGTGAGTTATATCTAATGAATGGGTTTCAAAATAATGCAACTTTAGAACATAGCACAAAGTTAAAAGATTTATCAGTAGTTGAATCTTGGATAGTAGAAAGTGAAGTAGACAAATCACGTAACTATGGTTTAGAAATGCCTATTGGAACTTGGATGGTTTCTATGAAAGTAAACAACGAAGATATTTGGCAGGAGTTTGTTAAAACTAAAAAAGTTAAAGGTTTCAGCATTGAAGGATACTTCAGCGACAAAGTAGAAATGAACTTTCAAAAAGCTAAAGATGATGAATTGATTGAAAAAATTAAACAACTACTAAAAGATGAGTAAAGAAATAAAAACAACTACACCAAAAGGAGGTAAACGTGGTTGCTTGTGTAAAGATAATACGTACAACTCTAAATGCTGCAATGGTAAGTTACGTGAACAAGGTATAGGTACTTTAGTAGGACAAGGCAACGAACCTGCGCAGTAATTTATAACAATTTAAAACAACAATTATTAATATAAAAAATTTTACTATGACACCTGAAGCACTAAAGATTTTAAACAAGTTTCAAAAAACTGAATTAACTGCGCAAAAAGTTGAATTAGCAGCAGGTGATGAAGAATCAAAAAAAATAGAAACTATTTGGAAGGAAGGCCAAAACATCAGAAGTCAAGCATTAAAAGAAGCTATTTCCAAAGTTGATGCTTATACTAAAGAAATGGTTAATTTAAGAGTAAAAATGTTTAAAGATTCACAAACATTTTCTGCAAAATATAAAGAATTAGTTGGTGAAAGTGCAGATAACACTCAACAAATAAAAGATTGGAATAATGCTATTAGAATTGCTGATTCAAGAATAAATGAATTAGATAGTTTTAAAAAACAATTATCAGGAATACTTTAAATAACTAAATAAGTAAATATGAATGTAATTAACGAAATTAAAACTCTTTTGGGAATGGAGGTAAAACTTGCCCAAATGAAACTTGAAGATGGTGTTACTGTTATCGAAGCAGAAGTGTTTGAAGCAGAAGCAGCCGTATTCATTGTAAATGGTGAAGATAGAATTGCTTTACCTGTAGGGGAATACAAACTTGAAGATGGAAACATTTTGAAAGTTGAAGTAGAAGGTGTTATTGCTTCTATTGAAATGCCTGCTGAAGAAGCCCCTGCTGAAGAAGAAGTTGCGCCTGAAGCTGAAGTAGAAGTTGAAGCGCAAGCTGCTGCTCCTAAACGTGTAGTTGAATCAATCACTAAAGAAATGTTCTTTTCTGAAATTGAAAAACTACGTGCAGAAATTGCTGAATTAAAATCAGTAAAACAAGAGTTAAGTGCTGAAGTTGATGTACAACCTTTAACACACTCACCGGAAGTTAAATCTTCTGTTAAATTAAATAAAATTTCATCTAATCGAACAATGTCTACACAAGACCTTGTAATGTCTAAACTTTTTAACTAAATATAAAAAATGGCTACTACTACTTCTATTACTTCTACCTACGCGGGAGAATTTGCAGGGAAATACATCTCAGCTGCATTATTATCAGGTTCAACTATTGCAAATGGTGGAATCGAAGTTTTACCTAACGTAAAATACAAACAAGTAATTCAAAAAATTGCTACAGATGGTATTGTAAAAAATGCTACTTGTGATTTTGATGCTACTTCTACAGTTACACTAACTGAAAGAATTATTACACCTGAAGAATTCCAAGTAAATTTACAACTTTGTAAAAAAGATTTCCATAACACTTGGGAAGCGATTACAATGGGTTATTCTGCCTTTGATAATTTGCCTCCTTCATTTGCTGATTTCTTAATTGCTCACGTAGCCGCTAAAGTTGCTGAAAAAACAGAACAAAACATTTGGAAAGGTGCTACTGCTACTGCAGGTGAATTTGATGGATTTGTAACTTTGGCTACTGCTGATGCTACAGTTCTTGACGTTGCTTCTCCTGCTGCAGGTGGTGTTACTTCAGGTAACGTAATTGCTGAAATGGGCAAATTAGTAGATTTAATTCCTGCTGCATTGTACGGAAAAGAAGATTTGTACTTATACGTTTCACAATCAGTTGCTCGTGATTATGTACGTGCTTTAGGTGGTTTTGGTGCAAGTGGCTTAGGTGCTAACGGTACTAACGCAATGGGTACTCAATGGTGGAATAATGGTTCACTTTCTTTTGACGGAATCAAAGTATTCGTAGCAGAAGGAATGGCTACAGATTATATGATGGCTGCACAAAAATCAAACTTATATTTCGGAACAGGTTTGTTATCAGACCAAAACGAAGTTCAATTAATTGATATGTCGCCAATCGATGGTTCACAAAATGTAAGAGTTGTAATGCGTTTTACTGCTGTAGTTCAATACGGAATTGGTAGTGAAATTGTATTGTACACTCCTGCTGCATAATCATAATAAATAAACAAGAAAAGGTGGTGCAATAAACATCACCTTTTTTTTTATTAATGCTTCAAACAAAAAAGATAATTAATTGATTATCAATAACTTATAAAAAAATTTCAAAATGGCTTGTGATATAACACTCGGAAGATTAGAACCCTGTAAATCAGCAGTAGGCGGTTTAAAAGCTGTTTATTTTGTGAATTGGGGTGATGCAACAGGATACACGTACAACGCAACAAATACAGATGTAATTGACACCGTTACAGGTACACCTTCAGCATATAAATACGAATTAAAAGGAACGAATAGTTTTGACCAAACTATAACTTCTTCACGTGAAAACGGAACTACATTTTTTGACCAAAGTGTAAAACTTCAGTTGAAAAGTTTAGATATTGTTACACATAAACAAATCAAATTGCTTGCTTATGGTAGACCACAAGTGATTGTAGAAGATAACAACGGAAACTTATTCTATTGTGGTTTAGAACACGGAATGGAAGTTACAGGTGGAACTATTGTTTCAGGAACTGTAATGGGCGATTTATCAGGATACACATTAGAGTTGAAAGGAATGGAACGTGTAGCAGCTAATTTTATCGGTGATGATTTAGCAGGCGCAGGATTTACTATTGTTTTAGGTAGTTAATTTATTCTTACAATTTAATTAAGGGTGGCATTAGCTACCCTTTTTTATTTTAAAACAATTTCGACTTTTATTTATTATTTAATAAAAAATAGAATGATAGTTTTAAAGGATTCTACATACACACAAAATTTCAAGTTTATGCCACGTAGTTGTAATATTACTTCTATGGTGTTTAAAGATGAATTAGCAAATGTAGAACACGAAATAGAAAACCCTGTACTTGTAACAGAAAAGTATTGGATGCAATTTCAAGAAGATTTAACGTTTGAATTTCTAATAGATGGGCGTACATATAACTTAACTTGTTTTGATGGCGCAAACGTCGTTTATAGAGATAAAATAATGTGTACAAATCAATCTATTTCTACATACACAATTAATCAGGGTGTTTACGTTGCACACGCTACATCTAATGAATTTATAATATATGACTAATAATATTTCAGTTGTTAATTTATCGGCTTATACATCGCCTGAAATTCGAGAAAGTAAAAGAAATAATTACATCGAATACGGAAACGATAACAATTACTTTCAGTACTTAATTGATAGATTCCTTTATAGTACTTCAAATGGTGCTATTATTACCGGTATTACTAATATGATATACGGTAAAGGATTAGGTGCATTAGATGCTAATAGAAAACCTAACGAGTACGCACAAATGGTGTCTATCATTAAACCTGACTGTTTAAAGAAAGTAGCATTAGAACGCAAGTTATTAGGAATGGCTGCAATGCAAGTTGTAATGGAAAAGAATTTAGTTAAATCTATTTCACATTTTCCTATGCATACTTTACGTGCTGAAAAATGCAACGATAAAGGCGAAATTGAAAATTGGTATTACTTCCCTGATTGGACAAAAAAGAAGCCAAGCGAAGAACCTAAAAAGATTCCTGCTTTTGGTTTTGGTAATGGAAACGAAGTAGAAATTTATATTATTAAACCATACGTTTCAGGGT